CCCCCAGAACCAATGCCATACGCTCCGTGATTTGCTTGGAAAAAAGAGAGATCACAAGCAATACGAAAGATATTACCGTTAAAAGCAATGAGATAATCGAAGCCACCATCTTTGTCCGCCTTATTGTAGTCGTAGTTGTTGTCGGTAAATACTTGGATAATACTAGGAATAATCTTACGTCCCATAAACTGTGCTGGTTCTTCACCTTTATACACTGGAGGTTTCCAGTTGTATGCAAGGATATCACCTGGTCTGGTATCACCTGAAATACCGATGAGATACTTACCAACCTCAACTATCTTTGGCGTACTAGTGGCTAGAGTTACTAGGTTGTCCTCAGTAATCTGTGAGTCAGCTACTAGGACCGCGTAATCAATACCTTCAATACCCACAATCGTTGTCATAAACCAAGACTACCAGCAACGGCGTGTCGTTGGTCACACGACACAAGGGTGGAGTTATCATATTATATGCAATTTCGCTTACCCAGACTGTCCGTGTTCAAGCTCTGGAGTGCCATTCCTAAGCCCTTTGGGGCCGATTTGCGGGGTTTAGGACCCATTCACGTATGTACCTGTGGGTCACAGGTCTTTCAGGTTATGGCAAGCTTTGAGGATTCCGAGATAGTCTGGTGGTTCCTTGATGGAACCTGTGTTAGTTGTGGAAATCTTGTCACAATTCCTTGTCCTGCCGATAAAATGGCATAAAAAAAGAAGCCCACCCCTTTCGGGGTGAGCCTCTTCGTTTGCCTCGCGCTTACTATAAAGGATTAGATTTCCTTGTCTAGTACCAATCCAAACTCTTTTTCTGTCTTGTCTGCCCATTTAATTGCAGGAGCAGCGACAGCGCCTAGTAGGACCGCATAGTGCGGAGCCATATCTGTTAGCAGTGCAATACCCATAGCAATTGCAGCACCTGCAACAGCACGGATATATGACTTAGCAATTGCCTTGTGCTTCTTTGTTATCTTTATTTTCATCGTTTCACTTTCTTCTTAGGGAGTGGCTTTATCTTTGATGCTGCTAACCTGGCTTGGTCAACAGTTGAATACACTGGTCTATCTAGCCAAGCAAACCAGGGGGATGTATCGTTGCCGCACTTGTCGTTGATTGATATATGGATGTGATTTGTATGAGGATTAGAGCCTGTATAAGTATCAACACCCTTTTGTGGTGTCCAGATCTTACGATTAAAAATTAAATACTTTACTCGTTTATCTTTTTGTAGCTCTTTGAATATCTCGGCACAATCAATCTTGTGCTTAGGATCGTGCGTTAAATCTGTAGCGTAACCTGTGTTGTGGTCGCTGTCAGGATTCTGTTTTAGATGTGCTGCTGATGGTAGTAGACCATCGCTGGCTTTCTTGCGAGAGGGACTGATTGCTGTGGCTTGGCGCAGAACAGCAATAGCGGCAGGCGTGGCTTTCTTGGCAAGTCTCTTCATTCATTTCTTCCCTTGTGCAACATCATCTGATAAAGGATTTCTACTTTTTCCTCTAGTCTTGTGACTGAATCTTTGAGGCTTGAGCCAGAATTAGGTTTAAGTTCATTGAGGTAGTGCTTAACCATCCAACGCACCGCGCCAGCAAAGCCACCTATGATTGTCATTACTGCAACAGCAACTGTTGCGTAGTCTTGTGCTTGCATTAGACCGTCCTAATGGTTACTAAGAGCAATCCACCGTAGCCAGAGAATCGTCTATCCGATGGTGTGCTGTTTCTGAAATCCATTTCCTCGATGAGTCCAATGTAGGATTCACCAGTTCTAAAGTCTTGGATTTGGATTGTGTCTCCTACGTTTTCAATGGATTCAAGCTGTGACATACGAGCATAGGCTGAACCTTCATAGCCTGACTCAACGCCAAAGTGATCTGATTCGTGGTCAAAGCAAGAGAGTGGATACTGGATAAGTCGCTGACGTGGTGTTGCAGGTAAGGAACGTATCTGGTAACCAGTAAACAATGGACCCTTGGTTACATCAGTAGTAGAACGAGTGAGTGTAAACTGAAATCCTAGATACTCTTGTGCTGTTTGTGGATAGTTGATATTGATTTCTGGAACTATTGATTCCTGGCTAAATACGCCAAGAGTGTAGAAATTATCAACAGCATCAATAGATTGAATAGTAAGACCACCATTGGTGGTATCTACACGAGCCTGAATTAACTTAAATATCTTTGTCTCTAATGTGTTGTAACGGATGTAACCAGTACGTAGATATCCACTTGCCACTAGGCTAGTAGTAGACTCAGCCCAGGTATTATTTCCATTAGTAAAGGCTGCCCTATCTGAGTTACCAAAGAAAGCAACCTGACTTGCAGTAGTTGTAGTACCACCTGCCACAAGATCCCAAGCCCAAGGGAAATATAAAGAACTTGCAAGCACTGTGCTAGATAAATCCACACGAACTAAGCCTGCTTCTCCATCTATCAGTGTTGCTATGTATGCAAAACTGTCACGGAAAGCAATTGAATTACAAGGTGCATCCTTAAACAGCAATGGGCCATATTGGATGTCGCCATTGGTGTCTGATACACCAACTCTAAATCCTAGATTTGTAGCAAGGATTGCATAGACACCAAGGTATACATCAAAGTCATTGATGCGCTCACCTTGTGGCATATCAATCACAACTGTTGGTGTTTCTAATGTTGGGAAACCTAGAGAGTTTGCATTTGCTGTATCTAGTCCAACCTTAAAGACAGATGATGAAGTTCCATTGGGATCATAGCCTGATATGTAGATAGCCTGCGGTCCTTCAGAGATGCTAGACCAAACCCAAGAACTATTAGGATGAGTGAAAAAAGCTGCAGGTAAAGCACCTGATGCGTGGTTGGCATCTAGTTCGTAGATAGAACTGCCAATGGCAGCAATAAGGCGTTGCTTGACAAAACGGATAGTGGCACGAGTAGTGCTAGATGCGTTATAGATTTCAGTATCGCTAGTAGTGCCAGCAAGATTGCCTCGGTGAACGTGGCTACCATTGATAAAGAAGTATTGCTTGCCGTTAGTTGTAAGACTAAAGATAGTAGATGCAGTACCAGTTTGTATATAGGTAGATGAAGTACCACCAGTTGTAATCTTTTTCAAGTCTGTTCCATCTGTTACTAGGATACAGTCATTAGTTCCATCGTTAACGCCGATGAGTTGAGCAGCAGCAGCACCTGAATAGAAAGATGCTGTGTCATTGAGCAGGGTAGCTTGGCCTCTAGTAAAAACATCTAAACCTTTAGACTCTGTGTACTGGAAGCGTAGCGATTCTTCCTGCTGTGGTTCAAAGTATTTAATCCCTGCGCCAAAGTGGAAAGATGACTGCGATCTAAGCCACCAGCCAGTTAGTGTTTGCTCGCCTGCTTCTCTTGTTTGGTCAATCTGTTGCTTGCGATACTGAGCTGTAACACGACGATAAGGAGAATCATCAGAGTTAAAAAGAAAAAATGGTAAGCCAGCAATGGCTACATCGTAGGCTTCACCTGTTGCTGAATAGGTCGTAGCACCAGAAGGATTAGATAAGACATACGGTATTCCTTCGGTAATGTCTGAGCCGTAAGGCATTTATTCTCCTTAAAGAGTAATAGAACCGCTTGTTGTCCACTTGTAAACATAGTTGCTTCCAGCAGTGGTCTGAGTTGGTGAACCTGTTGTTGATGTTGCAAGTCCATAAGATGTTGGGTAGGCAATGATTACTACACCATCAGCAGCATTTGTAGATGCTTGTGTTGTGCTTCCGCCACCACCACCTGCACCTGTGTTTGCTGTTGGGCTAGTAGCAGGTGTTGCACCTGATGCACCATTACCACCAATAGAAGAGCCACCAGTGCCACCAGTAACTCCACCACCACCGCCACCTGCTGCGTAAAGAAGAGAAGATCCAGTGATACTGCTTGCTGTTCCAGCACCGCCTGCACCACCAGTACTACTAGCAGCGTTAGCACCTGCTGCTCCAGCACCACCACCACCACCGCCTGCTGTAGCTGTTGCAGTGCCACCGTTGTTACCAACGCCAGCACCAATACCACCAGTAGTTCCACCTGTATTGGTTGGACTTCCGCCACCACCTGAACCTGTGTTTGTATAAACAGGTACATCACTGACACCAGATAATCTTCCAGGTGTTCCACCATAAGCAGTTACTGATGAGAATACAGAGTTGCCACCTTGACTTGTAGCTGCTGCTCCGACAGTTACAGTGTAAGGAGTTCCTTTGGATAGAGACAGAGTGCCAGTAAGTATCTCACCGCCACCGCCACCACCACCAGATTCGCCACTAGCGCTGCCTGCAAATTGGCTTCCGTTACCACCTGCACCAACTACAAGATAGTCAGTAGGTATAATGGTTGTTCCTTTTGAAGAGATAAAACTAAATAATAATGACATTATTCAAGGTCACCTAACATTGTCCAAGTATCTGTTGCAGTTTTTACTAGTACTGCTCCTGACCACTGAACACGTGTTTTGGTTCCTGTTGCATTAAGAGTAACTCCAACTGCTGCAGCTACTGTTACCTCTCCAGCACCGCTTTGTTGAATTGCTACCTGTGCTCCAATTGGGAAAGCAACAGATGAGTTAAGAGGTACAGTCAAAGTGATTGCACCAGCATTGGTAAGTGTCACAAGTTTTCCATTGTCTGTAAGAACAAGTGTGTATGTAGTACCAGTCTGTGCATTAAGAGAGATGTTTACTACTGGCGCTGTCAATGTCTTGTTTGTTAATATATCTGTGGTTGCTCTTCCAACTAATGTATCGGTAGATGTAGGTAATGTCAGAGTTCCAGTATTTGTGATAGTAGAAATTACTGGAGTTGTTAGTGTCTTGTTAGTCAGGGTATCTGTAGTTGCTTTTCCGACCAAAGTGTCAGTTGCTGCTGGTAGGGTTAAGGTTGTTGTTCCAGCGATTGCTGTTGCTTGGACTGTTGTTGTGCCAGATGTTGAGCCTGAAAATGCAACGTTAGTTACTGGAGATACAGTTGTCTGAAAGTTTGTTAGATCATATGATGAGAGTACGTGCTTTACGCTTGCCCCTGCTGTATGTGTTGTTGCAGAAGTACCAGCTTGACCACGCACAATAGTCATTGTGTCACTTGACTGGTTAGTGATAAAGACGATTTCTTCGTTAATGGTATCTACGTCAATGGCAACTGTAAACTTGTCTACGTTTCCAACCCCAAGAGTTACACCACCCAACAAGGCAGTACCAGTACCAGTAGCAACGACCATAGAGGTAGCGCCAGATGAAGTGATAGCATTTTGAAGTGTCGTCTCAATACTTGTAGACGAGAATTTACTGGTCATTGGTTTTCCTTAACGGGTGTAGTGGATTCGGATTGGGAACTTATCTTGCAACTTCAAGGCTTCTTCATTTAATCGTTGGTTGTAAAGAGCAAAGATGTAGCGAGAAGATGATGCTCCAGCAGTAGATGGAATCTTTGAATCATTAAGATCTGCCTCTGCTGAAGACAGATTAATTCGACCAGCATCAAGATATGAAAGCAGCTTGTATGCCGCACCTAGTGTTACCACATCAGAGCAGGTGCCTGGCAATCCAGTAACATCTGCAAAATCATCTGTGCTTGAATCAAGAGTATTAGGTGTAGTTGTGTAGTAAACCTGTACTGTTCTTCCAGGTTGGATGTTCTCATAGATGTTGACTGTATTGCTTGTATTAAATGTATCTGTGTTTGCCATAGGATCTGCTCGCCAACGGTTAATAGGCAACCATTCAAGGCTAGAACCTGTTGTTTGCCAAGACATATAGATGATGCTTTCTAAATCATCAGGCAATGCGTATGTTGTTTGTGAAGCATTAAAGGTAAAGGTTGTAGAGGATGTAGCCCAGAGTTTAGGATAGAGACTATTGATTGTATCGTTAATAGCCTTCTTGATATTTACTCGTGGGAATGTAGGAGCTAATGTAACTTGAGCATACTGTGAGTGTGGCGCTGGGTTGGTTCCTTGATACCCACGACCAAAGCCAGGGATAACATTGAGTGTGCTTGATGCCTTGTCAAAAGAATCAATCCAAATGAGTTCATCATCAATTTCTATAACACCTTTTGCTAGGTTAGAAGATGAACCAACGATAATTTCGTCATCGGTTGTATTGATACCACTTGGGTTTGCTACATAGGTGATGCGATCTTGACGCAAGGTATACCCCTGTAGGCTTCCTCTAACATCATCAATCATTTCATTTAACGTTGGCATTATTTCCTCTCATACCAGCCATCTCCCCATAGAGTTAGCAGTCGTGCAAAGTATTGTTCGTATTGTGGTGCTATAGCATCTAGCGAATACAACGCTACTGCCCTCTTATGTATTGCTACTGGGTCTAAGTCTTTAACCCACTCTGTAGCTACTGCAAACTCCATTGCATTTCTGCATCGGTATCCAGTAACTCCTTGTGGGTTAGTCTCTGTAAAGGCTCCCCAGTCTGTGGTAATCGTTGGAGTCCCACAGGTTTGTGCTTCGATAACAACGTTACCGAAAGGTTCTATGTAGAGTGTTGGGGCAAATAGGGCAATAGCGCCACCCATTAACTTTGCTCGTTCTTCTGGACCTACTGGTCCTACCCACTCACCGTATTCAATCTTAGGATCTTTACCAGGACCTGCCATAATAAGTTTAAGACCCAATTCCCTGCACACGTGCTGTGCTATGACTAGACCTTTACGATCTACCATACGTCCTACGTAGAGGTAATAATTTTCCTTCTTCTCTTGCAGTGGGAACATCTCTGGTTCTAGATAACCAGGAATTACCGCATCATAGAAGTTTCCATCTACCAAGGTGGGGTTCTTGAACATCGCATAGATGCTGTGCATCCAAGCGTATGACTCAAAGACTTTGAACTTACTAAATACACCACCATAACCCACGCCAAACTCTACGCTGATGTGGTTGGGATAAGCCTTAGCAATGGGTTCTTGTGATGCCCCACCGATAAGACAGATGAAATCTTTTTGTTCTAACCTCTTGCCTAGCTCTTTAATAGCATTGCCGTTAAAAATCTGCCAATGAGGTAGTTCATTATTAAACTCAGCCTCGGTAAAGTGTTTACCAGCCAAGGCTTCTTCTTGCTGCTCCTTTGTGATACAAGTAATTAACTCATCACACGGTGCTTCATTATCCTCGCTGGCGTACAGATAGACCGTATGCCCAAGGTTTTTCATCATTATACAAAAGCGCCTTACCTTTTCGGTATAGGCACAGTTAACGTAATCTTTAGTTGTTTGTGTATGTGGCAGACTGATAACGTGGAATCTCATACCAAGTAGTTTACACTACTGGGTCTGGCTCTGGCTGTGGTGGACAGATAAATTGTCCATTCTTGTACCACCAGCCAGGAGATGGCTCAGGTACTACGTCATCAATCTCAATTGCCGTTGGATAAAACTCTGCTACAAAGGCATCATCTGCAACGATGCAATTGACCACTACTTCATTTTCAATTACTGCAAATCTGCTATGCGACATAAGAAATCCTTACTAATCCGTCTGCGCCGTTTCCACCTGCTGCGCCTGTAGTTGAATAAGCTGAAAGAGCTCCGCCGCCGCCTGAACCTGTGTTGGCTAGTGCCGCTGTTCCTGCAACATCTGTTGCTGTAACAATTGAGCTGGCTGATCCTCCAATACCTGCGCCATATGGCGCAGCACCTTCGTTTCCGTCTAATGCTGTCAATCGAGCAACCCCACCGCCACCGCCTGCGCCGAGACCATCAATGCCCATTCTTCCTTGTGTTGGAAAAGTAGTTCCTCCACCTAATCCACCTTCGACACCAATATAAACATTATAAAGGTTAGCGCTAACGCTATTAGTTGGATTGACTCTTTCTGTAAATAAAGCGCCACCGCCACCGCCACCTTGAATAAAGTTTGAAACGGTTGCTAAAGATTGTCCATTACCACCTGAACCAGCCAAAGTTTTAGTTCTTGTTGCTGAATCAGTTGCATCGGCAGCTGTGATACCAACACCGCCACCGCCACCGAATGAGCGAATAAGTGTTGTGCCTGACAAAACAATTTCAGAGAATCCGCCATTTGTGCCAGCCAATGCAACGGCTCCTGTGCCTTTTGCACCGATTGTGACGGTGTAACTTGAACCTGGGATCGTTACTAATTGCTGACGCTTGACCGCGCCACCACCGCCACCGCCACCTGCCGATGCTCGAGTATTGACAGAATTATCAGCCCCACCACCTGCGCCACCTGCTCCGACTACTAGGAACTCAGCTGTGTATACACCTGATGGGCATACCCAAGTTCCAGATGTTAGAAACTCTGAAATTCTATTAGTAGGTCCTGGAATTGTATTGATAGCCATTAGGAAATCTCACTTCCAAATACAGTAAAGGTTAAGGCATTTGCTGTTCCAGTTTGAACAGTAATGATGTCAGTTGTTGCAAGGGTAATTCCAATAGTAAATGCAGTTGTTGAGTTGCCATTAAAACTTGTGTCATAAACTATTGCATTACTTGCTGCTGCTGCAGCGCCACCAATACGCACAAAGATGCGAGCAGTTGCTGTTGTTGCAGTTGTGTTGGCAACTACAATCGTTGATAGAACAGCAGATGTAAGAGCTGGCACCGTATAGGCGTTAGCATTTGACGTGTTTGCTGGGGCAGATTGCCCTAGTACTTTATAGACAGTTGCCATTGTTTATGCTCCCATTAGTAGAAATGCGCTGAAGTCACCTGCACCAGCAGGTCCAGTTGGTCCAGTCGGTCCAGTTAATCCAGTTGTTCCAGTAGCACCAACAGGTCCAGTAGCACCTACAGAACCTGCTGGCCCTGTAGCACCTGTCGGTCCAGGAACGGTACTTGCAGCACCTGTCGGTCCAGTTGCACCCGCAGGTCCAGTAGCACCAGTAATACCAGTGGGACCTACATCGCCTGTAACACCTTGTGGTCCTGTAGCACCAGCAGGACCTGTGGCACCAGTTGGTCCAACGATGTTAACTCCTGCAGGCCATACGCCTGCTGCCTTTGGTCCAAAAATTTTATTAGATACGGTATTGATATAGAAGTCACCGTTAACTCCCTCAGTCGTCGGATCTACTATTCCGTTAAGAACACTATAACCCTGCGCTCCTGTGGCTCCAGTGGCCCCTACAGGGCCTGTGGCGCCTGTTGCACCTTGCGTGCCAGTCGCTCCTGCAGGTCCTGTCGCACCTGTAACTCCTGTCGTTCCAGTTGCTCCAACTGGTCCCGTAGGTCCAGTAGCTCCCGTGACTCCTGTAACACCAGTAGGTCCTGTCGCACCTGTTGCTCCCGCTGGACCCGTTGGGCCTGTAGGTCCCGTGTTGCCCGTGGCTCCAATAGGACCCGTGGCACCTGTCGCGCCAATTGGTCCAGTAGCTCCTGTAACACCTGTTGCTCCCGTCGTACCAGTGGCACCTGTTGCCCCTGTTGATCCTGTTGAACCTGTGGCCCCTGCTGGACCTGTCGGTCCCGTAGGACCTGTTGAACCAGGAATACCTTGCGGTCCTTGGTCATTAGATAATACCACTGATGTTTCAGGTGCAGGTGTAGTAGAAACGATAACCTCTTGAGCCAAAGTTTGTGGTTCGACATTAACAGAGATTCCATTTGCAGGATCTTGGTAGATTACTACAACTGTTTCACTCATACAGTCACACCTGCTACGACAATAAACTTGCCTTCAAGCAAACGTGTAACAACTGAGCCTGAGTTAAAGACAAAATCATAGGCATATCTACCAGGCTCTAAGTCTGTTGTTGTTGCAGCGCTGAATGTAATGCTTACATCTCCACCAGTTGTGCCAAGCACAATAAGACCATTGGCATTAGTTGCCAACAGTGTTGTTTCAGTAGAGCCAACGAATGGACGAATGGTCATAGTTGCGCTGTAACCAGTCAGATTCCAAGGAGTATCTCCTGTCTGCACAACAAAGTCCAGATTAAATGTAGTTGCTTGTTCGCAAACGATATTATATTTAGCGCTCACGTGGAAATTCCTCTGAGAGCCTGCGCTGCAGGTAGTTGAGTAGTACTAGCGAGAGCATTACATACGCCGCTATAGTCAAGAAGACTGTTACCAGTCCTGCCCGCAATCGCATTAAGAACTCCTACCGTGTCTGTTAAATTTGTTGATACTGAACGTTGTACTGCCCATTGACGAGCAGCTAGTGCTTCACCAACCATTGCACCTGGTGCTCGATAGGTGCCACCATTAGCCAAACGATTAAGTTCATCTAATAACGTTGTGCCATATACTCCTAGTGCCACCGTATATCTCCTTTACTTCTTCTTAGTTCGTTTTGCTGCAGCGTTATCTACTAGATTGGGATATGGTCGCCCTGCTGCTTTTGCTCTAGCCTTAGCTGCAGATTTCTGCGCTGGGGTAAGAGGCTTTGACTTCTTGTTAGGATTTTTTGTATCCCAGAAAGCTACTTTCTTTTTCATTTGCAACTACAATCCCAAGCACGAAGTGACTTGTTTATTCTAGAGTTCGGATCTCTAGCAGTTTTGCTAGAAGTATTCTTTGCCTTCATCCCACACATACGACCACAGAAAGACTTGCGCCTTCCTGCAGACTTAGGAGACTTAGCAGCCTCAGCCTTTTTGACTGGAGGCTTAAGGTTCATCCCCTGCGCTTTGGCAGAGGCACGACCTTTTGCATTCAGGCCACCCTTAGGGTTCTTACCTTCTGCTCTCTGCCACGCTGGAGACTTAGCCATTATTTAGCAGACTTTCCCATCGCACCAGTTTGGATTGATTCGTATGTCTCATACTTCTTAGCACCATCGTATTGCTTGTCTGGTGTTGGGTACTTTGTGATATCTTCTTCGTAGTTTTCCATTACTTCTTCTTACCCATCTTCTTAACCTGCTTCTTAATCATTGGCTTACCAGTCTTCTTGGCGTCTTTCTTTGCCATTGCCATACCTTTTGCTGTGTATGGATATTCTTTTTTTCCTACCATTGGCATAACATTCTCCCTAGTCTTTGAAGGTCATTGATATCCCATCGAAAGCCTTACCAGCCTCGTTGGAAAGTTTAACTGCTGCATCTATATCTTTACTCTTTGTTGAACGTGGTTCTATGCCCTGCCTTGTAGCATCATAATAGGACTGTAATTCCCTATCGTGCTGCTTAGCCGTAGGTAATTCTCTGTGGTTTGCCACTCCTACGCTCAACTCTAGTTCTCCTACTTTACAACCAAAGCAGTCTTCTACATACTCAAGATGCGTGGTGCGTCTATGTAAACTCATACTGGAGTTAACCAAGTTCCATATCCTGCTGCAGTAAGAACTGATGCTTGGTAGTCGCTAATCTCATACTCGTGACCACCGAGGAAGTAATAACTAGCTGCTGCTAGATCATCTTGGCTTGGAGTTAGAGTTAAAGTCACTGTAGTTCCATTAACAATTAAAGTCTGTCCTCGTGGGATATCTGTCATACTAGGAGCAATAGATCCACTGCTGGTTCCACCGTTAAGACGACGACCTGCAAGGCGTGAGTATGGAGTGAACTCACTGCCACCTGCGCCATAGGTTTGCCACACGTACGGTGTCATTAGTGTATATGTCATATCCAACCTTTCCTAAGTGACAGGGATGGGTTTGACCCCACCCCTGCCGTTGCACTAGCGGAATTATCCGTTTGTTGCGGCTGACTCAATGCGATAGAGCGCAGCTTCACGAAGGCGTGCAAAGCCTCCGAAGTAGTACCAACCGA